TGTCCCGATCGAGATCCAGCCGTTTCGGCAGCTTGACCTGCGGGACCAGCAGGAAGATCGGCACGGTGGTCAGGCCCCGCCCGGTTTTGGAGCGTGACGCCACCGCACGGCCGCCCTTGTTAAGCCGCCCCTCGGCCACCAGAAGGCTGGGGCCGGACCGGCGGTAGATGAAGCGCAGGCGCAGACCCGTGCGGCGTTCCCATTCGACCGGAGTGATCCGGCCGCCGCGGCGGGACTTGCCGGCGGCTGCGGTCGGGATCGACAGCCAGAAGCCATTGCGCGAGCGGATCAGCGGGCCGGTGTCATGGGCGCTGACGATATCGGGCGCTTTCGACCAGACCAGCGCTGCGGCGTTCAGGCTGGGCTGACCCTTCGGATACTGCTCGGATCTGATCGTGCGGGCCAGCCGCTGCCCAAGCCCGGCGCCGGTGATCTGGCTGCGCCAGGCGGTCTTGAGACCGGTCCCGGCTTCGCGAGTGGCGGCGGTGACGGCCTTTTCGCCCGCCTTGATTTCCGCCGCCATCATGGTGGCCAGATCGGGGGTTATGTCGAGTTTGAGCTTCATGGGGATCACGCAGGCCTGAGATCGATGGTCCAGACGAGCCGCTCACGGTCACGAACGGGCTCGCCCTGAATGAGAAACGCCTGGCCGTCCATCTCGATCCGGTCGCCGGGGCGCGGGGCGGGCACTTCCGCCACACGCAGATCGATCCGCGTAGTCTCCGACCAGATCCGCGCGTCGCCGAAGCCGGAGATGTCGTCTGCGCGGCGGGTGACCACGCGGATCAGGACGGGCACGCCGCCATCGGTGGTGTAGACCGCCTCGCGGGCGATGTTGTCATCCGCGAAGAGCGCGTCTAACGCCATGCCAACCGCGGTCATCACGTCCGCCGCGCGCTGCGCAGCACTTGCGGGCGGGTGCAGATCGGCAGCGGGTTGCTCTCGATTTCGAGGCGCACCCATTCGTCGCGGTCGCGATCCGGGATCATCCGCGCATAGAGCGGCAGGCCCACGGTGTTGACCGTCTCGAAGGTGTCGGCCGGCGCATAGTAGATCTCGAACAGCCCCTCGACACCCTCGGGATAGAAGTACGCCTTGTCGGTGGGCACGCCGAAGCCCAGCCCGCCGCGATACCGGCGGAAGGTGATGCCGCCGAAGCTGACCTCCTCGCCCACGCGTCCGCGCAGATCGGCCGCCGCGGCCGTGTTCAGGTATGTTTCACGCACCTCCTTGTGGGCGACGAGATCGGCGAAGAAGGCCGAGCCGCATTCGGCGCGCAGCTGCACCTGGCCAGCGGCGAGCCCGCCAAGGCTGTCCTCGACGCTCTCGATCAGAGCCTGGCAGCGCTTGCGCAGCGCGCCGGAGGCGGGCGTGGCGTTGTCGAGGTCGAAGTCGACCTCCGCCGTCGGGGCGATGCCGAACTCGGCGTGGTAGTCGATGACCGTGGCCCCGTCTTTCGGATCCTTCACCACGCCCTGGATGCCGTTGAAGAGGTGGAACTCGAAGGTCGCCTCGGCGTCATTGCGGAGCCGGCCCAGCTTGCGTGCGACCTCCGCCTGTACCTGCTGGACAGCGGTTTCCGAGCCGAAGTCGCGGATCGCCTGGATCTCCGAGGCCCAGAGCACGTCCTGCTTCTTGAACTGCCGGCAAACAAACGCCCGCATCTCGCGGCGTTCGGGGATCTGGCTGTCGTAAGCCGAGCCGCGTTCGGAGAACGGGATCAGCGACAGCGTGCCGTCGCGGCTCTCGATCATCACGGTGCGCGTGCGCACACCGCGGCTGCCGAAGAGCCCCGCGCCGGACAGGATCGCGGGCTTGTAGGGGATGTTCTCGAGCGCGCGGGTGAGCTCGACGATGGTGAAGGCATCGCCTTCGAAGATGTCCATGGTGGCCATGGGAATGCCTCCGGGTCAGGAATTGGGTTTGAATCGGCCCGCCGTCAGCGGACGAGGATGCCCGCGGCGAGGAGCGCGGCGTGGGCGGCGGCGATCTCGGGGTCGCTGGGCGTGCCGGCAAAGACGAGGTCGTGGCGATTGACGATAGCAGGGCCGCGAATGAGCGCGACGGCCGGCGCATCGACCCCGCTCGCGTCTGCCTTGCCCCAGAGCACGGCGACGGCGGTCTCGGTGCCATCGACGGCCGCGGGGTCGTGGGCGGCGTATTTGCCCGAAGCGGTGATCTTGCCCAGCACGGTGCCGGGTTGAAGCGTGCCGGAGGCGACGGTGATCGTCTCGCGGGTGTAATCACGGTGCGCTTCCCAGACGAGGAAGCCGCCGGGATGGGTGCCTTCTGTCAGTGTGGTCATGGGGTCTTATCCTTTGAGCTTGAAGGTGCGGGCGATGACATCGCCCCACGGGCGCGTGGTGGGGCTTGGCCCGGGTTGCGGGTGATGCGGCGTGATCTGCGGCGCGGCATCGGCGCGGGCGTCCAGGAGACTGGCGCGCACCTGATCGAGGCTGGCATCCTCCTCGAGAAACCGACCGGCCATCTGCGGCTGTCCCGCGAGGCGGCAAAGATCGACGACGGTGCGCGCATGGGCGATGGCCTCGGCGCGGATGGCGGTCGCGTCAGGCGCAGTGTTGGCGGCTGCAACAGTGCTGTCGGGATCGTCCGTCCCGGGTGGCGGCGCAGGATCCGCACCCGAGACAACATCGTTGGTGGCGTGCGTGTGCGGCACAGGGTCAGGTGCAGGGTCAACATCGTTGACGTCTTCGACGATGTCGGCCGCCGTGGGGGCGTCAGTCGGCTCGGCAGGCTCGACCGCCTCGACAAGTTCCGGCGGCGCATTGCGGAAGCGGCCAATGTCGAAGCTGGCCGCGATGCGCACGGGCTCCGCCATGCGCGTGGCCAGCCCCGCCTCCAGCGCTTCGGCGGCATCAAACCATGTCTCGGCCGCCATGAATGCTACGATCTCATCCCCGGGCTTGCCGGATCGGGCGGCATAGCCGCGCATCATGCTCGCCGCGATCTTGTCCAGCGTTCCGGCCATGTCGCGCATGTCGGCCGCCGTGCCCATCACCAGTCCCGACGGGTCGTGGATCATCAGAAAGGCGTTTTCCGGCATGACGATCTCGTCGCCCGCCATGGCGATATAGCTCGCCGCCGAGGCGGCGATGCCGTCGATCCAGACGGTGACCGTGCCGGCATGGCGGCTCAGCGCGTTGTGGATCGCGACGGCATCGAAGACCGAGCCGCCGGGGCTGTTGAGGCGCAGGTCGATGGCCGTGCCCTCTGGAAGCGCGCCCAGCTCGGCCAGAAAGCCCCGCGCCGAAATGCCATAGGCGCCGATCTCGTCATAGATAAGCACCTCCGCGCCCTCATTCCGGGCGCGGATCGTGTACCAGCTGTTCATGGATTTACTCCTGTTGGGTGTTGTCGGGCGTGGCGGCCCCGGCGTCCTCTTCGCCGTCATCGCCATCACCATCGCGGGGTTTTGGCCGCCTGGATGGCGTGGCCCGCGCGCCCTGCGTCTCGCCGGGGCTGGTGCGGTAGCGCAGCCCGAGCGCCTCGGCGCGTTTGGCATCCACCGCGTTCTCGCGGTCGACCTCCTCGACGTCGTAGCCGGTGGCCTCGACCACCTTGCGCCGCGAGGTGATGCCCGCTTCCATCGCCAGCACCTGCGCCTGGATGTCCTTCAGCGGATCGACCCAGTCCCAGCGGGGCGGGATCCACTGCACCATTTGGGCGACGGCCGGGTCGGGCAGATCCAGCCGGCCTGCCAGCCGCGCCGTTTCCAGCCAACGCGCCCAGATCGGGCGGCAGAGCTGATGCGCGATCACCCCGTGCTGGAGCTGCTGCACGCGGCGGCGGAATTCGACCAGTTCGGCCCGAAGGCTCGAATAGTTGGCCTGCCGGACATCGCCGGTGACGAGGTGATACGGCAGCCCCAACGAGGCTGACACGGCGAGCAGCGTCCGGTACTGGAAAGCCTCGTAGCCGCCGCCCACATCCGCGGGACTGGAGAACTTCACGTCCTCGCCGGGGAGCAGCACCTGTAGGGTGCCGGGTTCAAGGCTGGCCATGGCCGCACCGTCGAGGTCCGCCTCGGCTTCGCCAATCATCGGCTCTTCGGGCGCGGTCTTGGTGATGAAGCCCGCGAACATCGCCGCGGTCTTCTTGCGGTCCAGTTCCGCGTCGTCGTACTGATCGAGTAAAAACAGCCGCACCATGGCCGGCGCCACATGCGGCAGCCCGCGGATCTGGCCCGCATCGATGGGGCGGTAGATGTGCAGCACGTCCTCCGCCGGAACCCGCACCGTCTCCGGCACTGCCACGCGCTGATCGGTGCTGTCGCCGGGATGGCTGCGGCGGAAGTGATAGGCCACGCGCCGGCCGATGGCGTCGAACTCGATCCCGCAGCGGATGCGGTTGCCGTTCGCCGCTGTTCCGGTCTTCTCGAAGGGCAGCATTTCCGATTGCAGCAGCTGCATCTGCAGCGGCACCAGCAGCCCGTCCTCGGCCCGGCGCGGACGCAAGCGCACAAAACATTCGCCCGCCACGAACATCTCGCGGGCGACCATGGCCTGCAGGCCGTAGAAGTCGGTCAGCCCGTCGGCGTCCGCCTCGTCGGTCCAGGCCAGCCAGAGCCGCTGGACCTGATCCCGCAGGCCTGCATCCTCGAGCAGCGATGAGGGCTTGATGCCGTCGCCCACCATGTTGGACGCAAAGGCCTCGCAGGCATTGGCGGCATAGCCGTTGGTGACCACCAGTTCCCGCGCGCGGGCCAGCAAGCGCGGACCGCCGGAGGCCACAAGCGAGTTGATGTTCTCCAGCGGCGGGTTCCAGCCACGCAACCGGCGTTTGGACATCGCGCCCTCGAGTCGGGCGCGCACGCCAGCGGGCCC